TTGAAGCTTCTGGTGGGGCTACTAATATAGTTGTAAATGTAGATGCGTCTGGTTCTTCTGTAGAAGGTGATGAGGCTCAAGGAAAAGCTCTTGGACTTGTATTGTCATCAGCTATAGAATCAGAACTTATTAAACAAAAAAGACCTGGAGGTTTACTTGCATAATGGCTTCTTTTCCATCTACACCTGTAGCATCTTTTCCAATAAATAAAACACAGAATCCTAAGACTAGAACTGTTACTTTTGCTGATGGTTATGAACATAGAATTAGTTTTGGATTAGCAGAAAATCAAAACCCTAAAGTATATAATCTGTCTTGGAAAAATATTACTCTTACAGAATCTGATACCCTAATGGATTTTTTAAATGCAAGAGCTACTGATAATGCTAGTTTCGATTACACTCCTCCAGGAGATTCAACATCATATAAATTTGTAGCAGAACCTGGTTATAGTGAAAGTATAGATTATGCAGAAAGAGCAACAGTAACAGCTACGTTTAGACAAGTATTTGAACCTGCATCCTAATGTCAGTATCAGCAGCAGTATTTAGTGATCTACAGTCAATAAATCCATCAGCGATTATTGAATTATTTACTCTTCAATTATCAACATCATTACATGGTGCGAATACTATCTATCGTTTTCATTCTGGAAGTAATTTAAATGCTAATGGTCAGATAGTCTGGGCTGGTAATGCTTATCTTAGATTTCCAATACAAGCATCAGGTTTTGCTTTCCAAAGAGGACAGTTACCTAGACCTAAAATTACTATCAGTAACGCAACAGGATTAATCTCATCAATACTTCTATCTGTTAATGAAACTACAACTGGTAATGATTTAACAGGAGCTACAGTTACAAGAATAAGAACATTAGCTAAATTTATTGATGCTGTTAATTTTGCTGATGGTAGTAATCCAACCGCAGATAATACAGCAGAATTTCCTCAAGAAGTTTATTCAATTGATCGTAAAGCTTCAGAAAATAGAGAAGTTGTAGAATTTGAGCTTGCTGCTCCTACAGATTTAGCAGGAGTACGAATACCAAAAAGACAATGTACTCGTTCTGTCTTTCCTTCTATTGGTACATTTATTCAATGACTTGGAAAGATAAAGCATTACTTCATGCAAAAGACCAAGATCCCAAAGAATGTTGTGGTTTATTGTTAAATATAAAAGGCAAAGAAAGATATTATCCCTGCAATAATCTTTCAATGACAGATCATCAATGTTTTATTATCGACCCAGAAGATTATGTAAAGGCTGATAATACTGGTGAGATTGTAGGAGTAGTTCACAGTCATCCAATTACACCTCCTGCACCTAGTCAGGCAGATAAAATTAGTTGTGAAGATAGTAATTTACCTTGGTATATTGTTAATCCAAAGACAGAACAATGGGCATATTTAGAACCATGCGGATACAAACCTCCGTTGTTGGGTCGGCAATGGGTTTGGGGTATTACTGATTGTTGGAGTTTAGTAAGAGATTGGTATAAAGAAGAAAAAAATATACAGTTAAAAGATTGGGATAGACCTACAACACCACAAGAATTTTTAGAAAAACCACTATTTGAAAGTTGTGCTTGGAGAACTGGGTTTAGAGAACTTAGACCAGAGGAAGCATTACAAGATGGAGATGTATTATTAATGTCAATATTGCATCCAACTTTAAATCATGTGGCATTATTTTTTGAAGGAGATGTTATTCACCATTTAACAGATAGACTATCTTGTAGAGAACCTTACTCTGAATGGTTGTTAAAATGTACAGGAAAGAGGTATCGCTATGCTTCGTAAATTAAAATTGTATGGACAATTAGCAGAGTTTATTGGACATAAAGAGTTCGAGATAAAGGTTAGTAGTGTTTCACAGGCAGTAAGTTTTTTAATTCATAATTTTCCAGAAGTAGAGCGTTTTATGAGTCCAAAATATTATCAGGTAAAAGTTGGTAATTATGAGATTGATGAGAATGAAATATCATATCCTGTAGGACAGGAAGATATACATTTTGTTCCAGCTATAAGTGGTGCTGGTAGAGGATTTGGAAAGATATTATTAGGTGCTGCTTTAATAGGTGGTGCTTTTTTAACAGGAGGAGTAACTGGAGCAGCTTTTTTTAAAGGGGCTGGAGTTACAGGTTCTTTTGCAAGTGCAGGATTTTTAACAAAAGCAGCAATAGGAATTGGAGCATCATTAGTTTTGTCAGGTGTAAGTGATATGTTATTTCCAATGCCAGAACCACAGAAATTTAACTCAGAAGAAGATCCACAATTATCTTTTAACTTTAGTGGAGTGCAGAATACATCAAGGGCTGGTACTCCCGTTCCAATAGTTTATGGTGAAATAATTACAGGAAGTGTTGTAATAAGTGCAGCGATTGACACTAATCAGGTGGAAGCATGACTGACGAAACTAAGATTATCAGAGGATCTGGAGGTCCACCTGCCCCACCCCCACCTCCTTATCGTGCTCCCGATACTTTACATAGTAGAAGTTTTGCAACTATTCAAGATTTAATTTCTGAAGGAGAAATTGAAGGGTTTGCTAGTGCTTCAAAAGAAGGACTTACAAAAGGTACAACCGCTTATGACAATGCAAGTTTAAAAGACGTATTTCTTGATGACACTCCAATACTGCAATCAAGTGCCACAAGTGCGAGTCCTACTGATACAGAGTTTAATTTTCAAGATGTAACTTTTAAATCAAAGTTTGGAACGTCAAACCAAACTGCGATGAGTGGTATTCCTGCTGAGAGTAGATCTCCTACAGGCGTTGCTGTGACTGTAACTACTTCTGCTCCTGTTACAAGACAGATTACTAATACAGATGTAGATGCTGTAATTGTTACTTTAACTTGGCCTCAAATACAGGTAGCTGAAGATGACGGAGATTTAAGAGGAGATACTGTTGAATACAAAATACAAATTCAACATGATTCTGGTGGTTATGTAGATAAAGTAAGCACTTCTGTTAGTGGTAGAACTGCAGATGCTTATGCCAGAGATCACAGAATAGAATTAACAACTGGATTTACAACAGTAGATGTAAGAGTGGTTCGTGTTACAGCAGATAGCACTACCTCTAACAGAGTCAATGCTTTCCAATTTACCAGCTTTCAAGAAGTTATAGATAATAGTTCAACTTATGCCAATAGTGCTTATGTTGCTCTTCGTCTAGATAGTAAACAATTTAATCGTATTCCTACTAGAAAATATCGTATCAGAGGAGTAAAAGTAAGAATCCCAGGAGCAGGTGCTTCTAGTTCTGGTACTCCTACTGTTGATAATGCAACTGGCAGAATACAATACCCAACTGGTTATATATTTAATGGTGTAATGGGTGCTGCTGTTTATACAAACTGTCCAGCAATGTGTTTACTTGATCTTTTAACTAACACTAGATATGGATTAGGAGATCATGTTACTGACAGTAATTTAGATTTATTTAGTTTTGTAGCTGCAAGTAAATATGCAAATACAGAAGTTGATGATGGAACAGGATCAGGTGCAAAAGAAGCTAGATTTAGTTGCAATGTAAATATTCAAAGTCCTAAAGAAGCATTTGCAGCAATAAATGATTTGTCTGGTGTAATGAGATGTATGCCAATCTGGTCTGCTGGTTCTATAACCATATCTCAGGATAAAGAAACTACAGCAAGCTATCTATTTAACTTAGCCAATGTTGGAGAGACAGGATTTACTTATCAGGGAAGTAGTTTAAAACAACGTCATTCTGTTGTTTCTGTAAGTTACTTTAATATGGATTCTAAGGAAGTTGACTTTGAAGTTATAGAAGATGCAACAGCTATAAGTAAATTAGGAACAATAGTAAAACAGGTAAAAGCATTTGCCTGTACTTCTCGTAATCAGGCAGCAAGACTTGGAAGAGCAATATTATTTGCTGAACAAAATGAATCTGAAACCTGTTCCTTTACAACTTCAATAGATGCTGGAGTTATTGTCAGACCTGGTTCTGTTATTGAAATAAACGATCCAGTAAGAGCAGGTGCTAGAAGAGGTGGTCGTGTTGTAGCTGCAACAACCACTGCTATCACTATTGATGCTTTAGAGCAAACAGGATTTCCTGCTATAAATGACAACCCAACTATTAGTGTAATTCTTTCTGATGGATCGGTAGAAACAGGTGTTATATCAGATATGACAGGAGCAGTTATTACTGTCAATAGTGTTACAAAACCTGATGGTACAACTGCATCTGCCTTTACTTCCGCACCAAACGTAAATGCTCCCTATCTAATATCCAGTACAACATTACAGACTCAATTATTTAGAGTAATTCAAGTAGAAGAACAAGATGATATTAATTATGTAGTGACAGCTTTATCTTATGTTGAAGGTAAATATGCCTTTATTGAAGACGGAACTGCATTACCGACAAGAACAATATCAGTATTAAATGCTCCTGCAACACCTCCAAGTAACCTTACAGTCACAGAACAGACAGTTGTTATAAATAGTATTGCCAGAAGTAAAT